AAGTGAATCCACTGATTGTTACACCGCCTGATCCGTTACCGGTAAGTTCAAGGTTTGAATTTGATGCGTTGGCAGATACTGTGTTGTCTGTGATTGTGACTCCGTCTATTGTGATGGAAGTGTTTGCGGTCAAAGTGGTGAATGTACCAGCCGCCGCTGTTGACCCACCAATAGCTGTGCCATCAATCGTTCCACCATCAATGTCTAAGTCGCTGTGTACTATCACAGTTCCTGTGCCACTAGGCTGAAGTTCTAAATTTGAATTTGATACGGTAGTGGAGATGATGTTGTCTGAGATATTAATGTTGCTATCGATCGTCAAGTTATCAATTATGACCGAGCCTGTTCCACCAGGCACTAAACGTATATCTGCGTTTGAACTTGACCCTATAATATTATCATTAAAAGTCAAGTTGTCTATGGTTACAGTTCCTGCCAGAGTTGACGTTCCTGTTACCGTAAGATTTCCTAAAGTTGCAAGTCCATCAACTGTTAATGTTCCTGTGGTTGTTAAATTTTCATTGCCAAAACTTATCTCTCCACCAGAATCTGTTATTGATCCGTTTGCCAGTGTCAGGTTTCCTATTGTGGATCCTGATCCAGCTGTCATTGTACCTGTGGTACTTAAATTTTCGTTGCCAAAACTAATGGCACCTGAAGAATCAGTGATTGACCCATCTGCAATCGTAAGGTTACCGAATGTTGACCCTGTCGCCGCTGTTACTGTTCCTGTAATGGTTGCCGCACCAGATGTGGCTAAAGTGCCATCCACAATGAGTCCTTCATTGATATTGATTGCCGAGGAATCATCTGAACTTAAAGTTGTTCCGTTTATTGCTATTGATCCAAAAACAACTCTACCAGTACCTGCTGGTAACAAATTAATGTCATCATTTGTTCTTAATCCTTCAATGTTGTTTCCATTGAATTTTATTGCAGGCAATACTACGGCTCCTGAACCGGAAGGTGCAAAAACGATGTCATCATTACTTCTTACTGCACTGATTTCGTTGCCTGTGAATGTTAGTGTGTCTGAGCTTATCCCTGGTGAATTGTAAACTTCTGTGAACATGGTGTTCACATTGATCATTGCGTCACGTAACGTGTCACCTGTGCCGTCGTTGGCGTTTGTACCTACATTTAAATTAATTCTTGGCATTTTACGTGTTCATAACCTTTCTTACTACCGTTACCGTGTGCGTGTTAGTATTACTTATCGTTCCACGTAGGCGTACATTTCCGCTATCTATATCAGCACTGAATGTGACAGTGTCTTGTGAAGCATTTGTGGTCCTACCAAAAACAGAGAGGAACGCATTACTGCCATCGTGGGTGACAGCCACGTCACAAATCTCATAAAGTCCGAGATCACCACTGGCAGAATCACTAATTGACACAGTGTATTTGGCACCTCTGAATGTGCTGGCCGAAAACGAATCCAAGGTTTTGATAGAACTTGGATTTCCTGCCGCCCTACCCAACACCAATTTGTGTATGTTGACTGTGGTGTCTGTGTTTTCCTGATTATTACGTGCCCTCAATTCTACGTTGTCTCCGTTGACCGCTGTTGAAAAATCCATCAGTCTTGCAGTGGTAGAATGTGTGCTGATGTTGGCACCTTCTTGCATTATGAATGCGTTTGTGCCATCAGTGACAACGCCAACATCTGCAATCTGTGATTCATTATCCCCATTTTTGCCGACAATGATATATTGAGCACCTTGATGTGTGCCATGAGCAAAAGAGTCAATCACATCATAGGCAAATTCATTCTGTGCCAACAAGTGTATCCTGAACGCATTGACCGTTGTGCTTGATCCTGAACTTGATGCGGCACTCAATGTCACGGTGTTTGATCCATCGTGTGCGGCTGTCAAAGTCAGCTGTCCTGTGGACTTGGATGACACAGCAGGTCCATGTGTCACAAAAGCGTTTACGCCGTTTGTGACCACCGTGGCTTCTGAAATAGATGCCGCTGATTCACCGGAGTTATTTGCAACTATGACATAGTGGGCACCGTTATGTGTTGAGTCAACAAAAGTATCAATGGCAGTCGCCGCACTTGAAACTGTGACTGCACCAATGGTGTTGAAGTCTGTGCCTGTGGCATCCGACTCATCGTCGGCCAATCTTATTCTATAAAATTTTATTTTGACATCAGGGGTCTGTGGATCTGCCAATATTCTCACATTACCACTGCTGTCTATATTTGTTGTTAGTGTCACAAGAGAAGTGTTAGAATTATGTTGATTGTAAGTTGTTATAAAAGAATCTGTGCCGTCATGCACCACTAATGCCTCCATGTTAGTTACGTGTCCATTGAGTGTATCATCGGCAGAAATATAATATTTTGCTCCTCTATAGGATGCCTTAGCCCATGAGTCTAACACTGTTAAATTATCTGTAGGTGCCTTTAATCTTACCGCATATGCTTGTACAGTGGAAGCTCCAGAAGTAGAACTTGCTTTTACACTCACAATGCCCGACGATATGGTTGCCGAAATTTCCAACATGTCAGTGCTTTTTGAACTGACATTAGGACCTTGTGTGACAAAAACATTTGTTCCATCCGTGATTACATTGGCCTCACATATAAAGTTCTCATCAGATCCTTTTTGTCCTGTGACAACATAATGCACAGCATCTGTTACATCTGCCGGAAAACTATCAAATTCAGTAGCTGTGCTAGACACAATGGTGTTTCCTATGACTTTTCGTGTGCTGTCGCTGTTTGCTTCCTCAGATTCAGAGTCGCCAAATGCCACTATTCGGTTTACTATAACTTTTGTACTGCCACCTGCTGTTGCAGATCCTCTCAATCTAAAAGATGTTCCATTTATGTCCGCAGTCAAACTTATAAGACTGTTGTTGCCGGAAAAGAATTCGTTGTATGTTGTGATGTATGCGTTGGTTCCGTCGTGTGTGACCAATGCCTCAATGTTGCTGGTTTCACCTGTCGATTGATTTTTGACATTGATAAAATATTTTGCACCGACGTGTGCTCCGTGTGATATTGCATCCAGTGTCGTCACAGAGCTGTCGATGATGTCCACATGCATAATGTCATGCACCAAAACTAGTTCTCCTGTATAGCCTGTTGAGTCATCATCGCCTATGCCCACCCTAAAATATGCCATGGTGTTTGTTGGTGTGGTGGATCCGTCTGCATCTGTGGCTCTCAACCTTACTGATGCTGAACTGTCTCCTGAAGCGGTGATGTCGGCGTCAAAGGTTGGATGATTGTCCGCAGGGTCTGTTCTGTTTACCGCCGAGGATGTTACAAACGCATTTGCAAAATTATGTAAGACCGAAACCTTTTGTGTTTCCAAACTGCCATGCACTAGGTCACGTGTAATCACATGATACAACGCTCCGTTATACTGACTGGCTGTGAAATCATCAACAGTTCTTTCTGAAGCAAGTAAAGATGTAACCTCTCCGGATGAGGTAACGTGATCTATGACAGTTTCTGTGTTTCCACCTGCTGTAACGCCGGCATGTGTTCCTATGTTACCGGATGTTGCAGTTGTGGTGTTTGGTCCAAGTCCAACAGCAAAGAATGCCAAAGCATTTTGCACGGTTGTTGACCCATCACTGACTCCTGTTGCCTGTAGTTCGACATTTGAGCCGTTTATTGCAACATCATATGAATTGATATCATTCATGGCACCTGACTTGTTGATAAACGATTCTGTAATGAATGCGTCCTCGGTACTGCCATCACTGGTGACTCCATGATTGACTGATAATTTGTTAAGTATGAATTCACTATTTGTCACATCCTTTTGCACAGTGTGAAACCACACACTATCGAAAGAAGTTTTTGCAAACGAATTAATTGTTTTTTGACTACTGACATCCGGACTGGCAGAGCCACGGAAAGTCATTGCGTCGATTGTTGTGGATGCCGTGTTACTGACAGTCTGTGCACCTATGATATTTTCAAATGTGCCACTGCTATCTGACTCATCATCTGCCAATGCTACCCTGTACATGGTCACCCTACAGGTTCCTGTGGTACCATTTGCTCCTCTTAACCTCACATTGCCTCCACTTATGTCTGCCGTGAAAGTGGCCAACGGAGTATTTTCGGCATTGGTTATTATTGTGTTGTAAACATTAATAAATGCATCACTGTTGTTATGCACAACAATGGCCTCGCTGTTTTGAACTTCGTTGGTGGTCGTGTTGTTGACCGAAATATAGTACTTGGCACCTCTATAAGTTCCTGTACCAAATGAATCTAGCGTTGCGGCGGCTGAATCAAGATCTGCAACAACAACGGTCGACACAGCTCCGTCACTGAATCCAGAAGAATCGTTGTCTCCCAACCCAATTCTGAAAAAGGATAATGCAGTTTCATCTGATCTCGTTGAGTCCGATAGCAATGGTGACTCCGCTTTGAATCTCACTTTACCTACAGCACTCCTAATGTCCGATGACGTTCCAATAATTTTGTCATCGTTCTGTGTTTTTATTATAAAAGATTCCAAATCAAAAGCGTCGAACGTACTTCCATCTGATGTTCCTTGTGCGATTGTTTTTTTGAAAGTAGAAAAATGTATTGAACTATCTGCAGAAGCATGTCTCTGTAAAACATAGTACCATGCACTGTCATATTTTGACTGGTCAAATTCATCAACCACACTTTCTGAATCTGTTATTGATTCGTGGGCTCCGTTGGCTCTGTTTGCTGAAAGTTCTGTGGTTTCGGAAAAACCTATCGTGTTCTGAGCATCTTGTATTTGTGTTTCACCCAAAGCGATAGGTACCGTTACGAATGTTAAAGTTTTAGATCCGTCTGTTCTTAAGAATTGTCCAGTTGCTCCATCCGAGTTTGGCAATGCGAATCCGTTTACGACAACCGTACCTGTGCCACTGCCTGTGAATTCAATGTTGTCATTAGAAAGTTTTGCTTTAACAACGTTATCTGTGATTATTGTTCCTGACGTTGAAAGCGTATTGTCTCCTATTGATAAAGAACTGAAAGTTCCAGCGCCTGGTGTGGTGCCGCCAATAACAACATTGTCTATCGAACCTCCGTCCAGGTCTATGGATCCAAAAACAATTTTACCTGTTCCGTTTGGTTTAAGTTCCAAATTGCTATTGGACTTGGTGACTTTGATCACATTATCGGATAGACTAAAACTTGAATCTATTGTTAGATTGGATATGTTGACAACACCAGTTCCTCCTGGCGTCAATCGTAAGTCAGCATTTGAACTTGTCGAAATAATATTGTCATTAATGGTAATATTATCAATTGGTACAGGAGCCGCAAATGTTGTTGAGCCAGTTGACCCATCATTAGCTGACAAACTACCGAATGTAGAAAGTCCTGATACATCTAAATTACCTGTTGTTGATAAATTTTCGTTTCCGAAACTAATTGCTCCGGATGAATCGTTAATGATTCCATTCAATAAATCCAACTGTCCAAACTGTGATCCTGTTGCCGCAGAAAGCGTTCCTGTAGTGGTTAAGTTTTCATCTCCAAAACTTATTGATCCACCTACAAAATTGACTATCAGTCCATCGCTTAGATCGATATTTCCAAACTGTGATCCAGATGCTCCAGATATTGTGCCATCAACCGTTGCCGCTCCTTCTACTCTCAACGTGCCATCAACGTTAACATTTTCGTTGATGTTTATAATTGTAGAATCATCTGAACTTATAGTTGTGCCAGAAAATCCCACGCTTGAAATTTTTATTTTACCAGACCCGCTAGGAACAATTTTTAAATCGTCGTTAGTGCGAACTGTTTGAATATTATTATCATTAATTTTTATTCCAGGAAATACGATAGTGCCTGTGCCACTTGGTTTAAGCACCAAGTCTGCGTTCGATGATTTTGTGCTAATATTATTTCCAATAAAGGATATGTCAGATTTTACTGTATCAAAGTCAAAGACTTCAGTAAAGTTGTCGTTTAACTTATTACCGGCGATTCTTATTGTATCACCTGTTCCGTCGTTACCTGCAGATCCTACATCAATTATTTTTTGGGCCATATCGACTAATATTTAGTGTATTTTGATATATGCGCCTAGTGGCTATTAGCCAGTGCTTATTTTGACATCGTTTCCTGATCTAAACAGTCTACCTGCCACTCCTGGGTCCGAAGTTGGAAGTGCTGTGAAATCTACCTGTGCTCCGGAAACTTCTAAATGGCCTGCCACTGAAGTTTTTGTGTGTCCCACTCTAAATCTTTCTGCTAATGAAGAACCATCATGTGTTTTTACAAAAACTTCATTTGACGTTCCCGATGTTCCATCCATCTTCAGTTCCGCTCTCACATTTCCGCCGGATTGTTGGAAACTGATTCCAGGTGTGTTTGCGTCTGCTGTTCTCTGAAGTGTAATTACTGCATTTGGTTTCTTGATGTGTAGGTCTGTGTCCGGTGAACTAACTGAGCCAATTCCAACCTGTCCGCCTGCTTTCAGCAATATGTCTCCGGTACCATCTGTTTCTAGTGTGATGTCGCCGTTTGTGCCATCAGTAATTACGATTGTTCCTGAATTTGTTCCAGCGTTGGTGCTTAAAGTCAAATTTTCAGTGCTACCGGTCGTAACTGTTTCTACGTCCACCCTACCTGTGACCGAAACACCATTTGCAGTTGTTTCGAACTTTTTAGTGTTGTCATGATAAAGTTCAACAGCCCCATCGGCAACACCCTTCAACATAGTTTCTGAACTGCTATCCTTGCCTAGTATTACATTGTTGTCACTCTGTAGATAAAGGCTTCCAGTTCCTGTCTCTCTTATAATTGAATGACTTCCGTTATGGAATATCTTTAGGTCATCGGCATCACCAAATCCTACATAGTTGTCAGTGGTACTGCCATCGTCTACTGATAAAATGCCTACGACTTTTACTTTACCTGTGCCTGCCGCTGTAAGTTCTAGATTGGCGTTGGAAGCCGCAGTTGTGATTGTGTTGTCGGTTATTGTTATTCCGCCGTCTACGTCTAAAGAGCCCGTGACTTTTGCTCCACCACCTTGTACTCTGAATGCTTCTGCCAGACCACCTGCTACCGTAAAAGTCTGGAAGATCAATTCGTTTGCTGTTCCGCTTGTGCCATCGAATAGGATCTTCGATCCGGATGTGCCTGCCGAACCTATGAAATCTATGCCAGGGACATTGGCATTGTCTTGCCTTTGAATTTTAAGGAAAGGTGTAGCGGAAACCAATCTTAAATCAGTGTCTGTTGTGACTTCACCTGTTCCTGATGCAGATAATTCTAAGTTTGCATTTGATGCCGATGATGTAATGGTATTATCTGTAATGTCGATGCCATCATCTATGTTTAACACACCAGAGACTTTTACGCCTCCTGTGCCGTTACCTGATAGTGTTAGATCACCATTTGTTATCAATGATGTGATTGCGTCATCTGTGATCTGTAATTGATCGACTTCCACAATTCCTGTGCCGTTGGGTTGAATAACAACATCACCGTTAGTGGTCTCGTTTGTGAGCCTTCCACCCAGACCTGATGCTGACAGATCATCAAAAACTTCTATAAAATTGTCGTTGATTTTGTTCATGGCGGTACGCAAAGTATCGCCAGTTGCTGAATTTCCTTCTATTCCTACGTCTATGTTTAATCGTGCCATATAATCTTTTTGTGTATTTATTAAATAAAATTGATGTTCATCGAGACTTTAAAAACGATGCGATTGTACGAACGCCAGTCAAAACTGGGCACCTACCATACGTTTCACCGAAAAAATACCGTATATGTTTTCAAGTGCGATTCCTGTGGAGTGCAATTTTTGAGGGCAAGAGCGAAGATAGATCCCGAAAGAGCAACCAACGATTACAAGCACGTTTGTTCTTATTGTGATGTTAAAAAGTTTGCCCAAAAACAAGGCGTAAAAATGCGTAAGGTATACAAACTGGATTGCTCAAGCACGTACACACTTTAATATTGCATCCAATTGATCTTATCACGCTCTCCATCGATCCAGCGTTTTAGGTCAGCGTATATTCCCACTCTAATATTTGATTGATCAAAGTAGTGTCTAATGAAAGGATTAAGGTTGATGTATTCTCTCCGGTTCACAAAATAGAAATTTGTTTTTGGATATTTTCTAAAAGTCTGCCTAAGATGGAACAACCATTCATATTTTAAATATGCCTTCATGCTTATTCTTGAAGGATAATTGTTTGAATTTTTATAGATATTGTTTTGTTCTCTGCTTTGCACACCTTCCTGATATTCCCATTGTCTTGAACCCAATATATCAAAAGCCAATATTATTATATTTTTTATTCCGGATTCCGCCGCCAACAAGATCGCTGAACAACCAGATCCCCTGTGTTCAGAAAAATCCAAAGTTCTAATCTTGGTACTGCGTTTGATATCACCGCCTCGCCATATCCTATAAAGTTTAAGTCCTTTTGGTATGTCAGTGGGATCATCTCCTGGTATGATGTAGTTCCAATCCACAATGTCATCTGGTCCATATATCCTCGGTGACTCTTTGCCATTGTTGTGCCATGCTTTTAATTCCTCATACATTGGTGGATTTACAGCAACTATGTGATCACACAACAAAGGATGGTCTCTATAGATTGCGTTACAACCCCATACCTGGCCATGGCCTTTTAATTGTTCTATTGGAAATATGTTTCTTGATTCACCGTTGCCGATTATGAATGCTGTGTCCATTACACCCCAAATGATTCTCCACAACCACAACCGGACTGTGCATTAGGATTTGATATTTCAAACTGTGCACCAAAAACTTCTTCTTTCCAGTCAATCTTTGTGCCTGCAACATACATCATTGATGCCTCATCAACAATAAAGTATTTTCCTGTGCCCAAGTCTGTCACTTCATCATCCTCTTTAACATCTTCTTTCTTGTCTACAAATCCCCACTCATACTTGAACCCTGCACATCCACCACCTTTAACCATGAGGCTGATTGCGTATTTGTCTGGATTCTTATCCAATAACTTTTCCATTTGGTGTTTTGCTTCTTCTGTTATATCGAACCATTTCATACAATTAATTATCCTTAGCCTTGTCCAATCCTTGCAACTCCGACTGACAACCAAAACTTTGTTGCGTCTTTCTTGCGTTGGAAACTCATGTATGCGTTCTGATGCTCCCAATGATTCATTGGATGTACCACATCACCCGCTGGTTCGAACCACCATCCCCATTTTCCATTGCAATTTAACTGGCACCATTCTATTAGATCTCCGCCAACACCATTTGAATTCATGTCAATATTGAATTTAAATTTTTTCATGTAGCCACAATCATTTGGAATATCTTCCAAGCTCGGATTTATCTTTTTGATTTTAACTTTGCCGTATGTCTTCATTGCCAATTTTTAACCACCCAGTCATCACCGCAGTTGAACGGCTTCGGTTCACCATGGAACACTGCCACGTTATTTTCAGGAGTAATGTCTGCGGGTTTCCTAAATATTTTTTTTCCATCTTTGTTTAAAATTTTTGTGTCCTTCAATCCAATCATTTCCCATTTGTAACTTCTTATCCAGTTATCCGGAAACCAATTGATGTCACTACTTGCTCTTTTCGTGATCCAGTCCTGATCTCCATGATTCTGTGCCATTATTTTCGACGCATTTGCTTTAAACTCGTCCCATAGATAGTTCATAGAGCCAGCCTCCCATCTCATCACACTCGAGTTGCTCATTTTCCAATCTTTTACCCTACACCTATTGAAATCTCGTATGATATGAAACTTTCCAGGATTATGTGTGAACAAATTATCAATGTTGTTGAAAATTATTACATCCAAGTCAAAATATAGTATGTTGCCTTTCAATGGAAAATGTCCTCCAAACATCCATAGTTTGCTCCACCATGTCTTTATTGCAGGATCATTTGGCAACTGGATTGTTTTTATGTGGGGATCTAAGCCTTTTGGGTCATCTGTGATACAATGAAAATCATATTCCACATTAATATTTCTTTTGCACATATTATAAAGTACATTTGCATATTTCGAAATATATTTGTTACCCCATTTGACGCAAACTACGTGATTCATAACCCTCCCTCAAATAATCCATTTGTATTTTCTTCCAGTCATCGCTTTCTAAAGTGTATGGAAAATAGTTTTCCCAAGTTTTAGATCCAATTACATGGATACTTTGGATATTTAAATTATTTTTCATTATATCGTAAACTTCCGAAAAAGATTTATTTTGGAAGCCTAACTTCATGTCCACCTGTCCTATTTTAATGTAGCCTAAGGCCAATTTTGGATCTTCCCAATCGTACCCATTTACTTTCAACCAAGTCCTGAAATCTTCCATTTCCTGTTTTTTGAATTCGTTCTGTTCAGTGATTGTTTGCCCCCATTCTATATCTAATTCACCTGAATAATATTTTTGATGATTTATTTCAGAACACAATGCATCTGTCATCTTTGGTGCATGTTCATCTCTGAAAACCTCATACAAAGTTTTTCCTATTTGGCTCCAATGTAGATAAACTCCACCTAGTTCACGATCATATCTATTTTGCTTAAAAAGTTCAAAATCTTCTTCGTGTAGCTTATATCTTGGTGCATTTAGGAACGTTGTGATTTGGCTGGGCCTTATCCATTCAGGATTATAATGTTTTTTCCTATTTGCGTTTACCCAACTTTCAATTTCATGACACAAATTATTCAATTGCCTTATTGAATATTTGGTTTCGTAATCGGCCTGTTTGTAATACTGTGAAATCTGCCATGCCGATCCCTGTAGATCCTCGAAATATCTATGTAATTGGTTACAGGCATCATGCTTTAATCTTAGTCCATTGTTTTCAGTATATTGGAAATCATCGGTAACAAACGGATGTATTTGCGGATAAGCAGGATCAAAATCAAAATTGTTTATGACCGATATGGTTTTATTTAATTCACCTACCAGATATCTAAGATCTCTTTGCGAATCCGCCCAACCTAACCAACAAAAATTTTTTTCTAATACACGTTTGTTTACTAGATTATCCTTTAGGGCATCCAAAAATCTTTGCCCTAAAGGTGTGTCATATATGTTTATTCTTAGTTGTTTGTTGTTTAGTTGAACAACAATGTTTTCAAATAGAAAATTATTTTCTTGAATAGATGGCACTATTTGCT